TTTCCTTCAGGTAACGAGGTTTTTCAACTATTTTTTGATAAGATGCGTAATTATCTGATAAAACAATGCCAGCAAATTGTAAATTAGACGTCCAAAATAGTTTATTTATCCCTCCGATATTCATAACCCTTGCGATAATATCATCACTTTGATTTTTTTCAGTGGTGGTTAATACTCCATCAGTAATTTTGATATCATAAAGCGGGTAATCAATAGTATTATCCAAATCAGAAAATCGTTTACCGGCTGCGAATTTAAGTTCAACAAGTTTCGCCTCATCTTCTAAATTATCGTTATCAACATTTATTGATCCGACCAATTGAGTACTTACATCACCATTTTTATAAGTTAAAGTGTTTTTCTTTGCATAACTTCCAACCGTAAAAACCACATCTTCCAACTCTGAAAGCCTATCCTTTTTCTTAATCAACTTATCAGACCAATCGACTGCATTTGGTATATTATCGTAAATAGTTTGTGCTGAATAGAAATCTATAATTGATGGATTGTCATTTTCATTCTGTGGAAATACCCCGGCAATTTGCGAACACTGCAAAATGAAATCTGCACACGTCATGTCCGTCAGGTTTGGAATGATTGGGAAAAATCCAATTCCAACATATCCAGGGAACACATGCAATAAATCTATAATAGGACTATATATTGCAGAATTACAACTGCAATCAAATGTCAATGTTTGTGCTCCAACCCCACCACTTGAATACCCTGATAATTTAAAATAAAAGCTATCAAATTCTTTATCTAAAATAAAAGAGTAGTTAGTTAAGGTATAATGATTTGTTAATCCTGTAGATGGGGTTTTATCGAGTGTTTTAATTACTATTTCATTATTGCTTGAATCTTTAGTACATATTTGAATCTCAACATCAGATATGTGGTCCGGTGTAATAAATTGAGAATAGTTCATGTTTGCAATATTCATTGAAACACCCTTATATATTTTAGTAAAATATATTGCACTATCCAAAACAAAGTAAGTAAGTGATGATGTATGAAAATCCATTCGAGTTATATCATCCATATGCTGTTCTGATGCTGAACATGATTTTAATACATTTATTGCACTTATTCCATTTTTTGATTTTAAAGGAGATCCAATATAATACCCAGTAGCACCTGTTGAATAATTAAAATAGTTTATCAAACTATCCAAATTCAAACTAAATTCAGTTGCAATCTTTGTAAGTATCCACCAAAACATAACAGTAGGATGAGTAACTTGTGAGGGTATATCAGGATTTCCAGTTATCGGATTGTAACTTCGATCTTCATTCGTGAAATCAAACCAATTACACCATCCGAAACCGCTTGATATGTCGTTATATTTAATATATCTATTCCAAGTTAAATACTCAGTTGACAATTCTGTTAGTTCAGTTAGTTTCTTTGTTCCTAAAAGTTTAATCTGATCCAAAATCAACCCGAACGTAAAACAAAACTCTATCCTATCAGAAATACGGATTAAAACAGCGTTCCCATTATTGATAAGCCGAAATCCATTTTCATAATAGGTAACTGAATATTTTCGATAAGGGAATATTGAATCTGAATCAGAACTTTGAATGTTTTCAATTGCCTTTAAATTAGTTGATGATTTTGGGAGTGATACAGTCCATGTCCTATTCCCTTGCACGGTTGAAATAGTACTAAATAAAAAAGACTTGAATTGAAGATCCATTTTAGTTGAATCATCTAATTCAACCTTTAACCCATTTATGAATAGTTCTTTTGTCATTGTTTATTTATTATCTCGATTGAATAAAATCTTTTGGCATTTCTATTGTAAATTCCATATCAATTAAGTAAGCATTTTTAGGCTGTACCTTCATATCTGAAATCTTTACACCAACCCATTTATTATTCACATACATTGCAACTATCAAAGAAGATGCAATACTTTCAACATACGGATATATATCGCTGTCACAGCTCGTAAATGCTGAAAAGGTACGTTGTACTGATTTACTAATTATTTTTGAACGTCCTCCCTCTGAATCGGTTAAAGATGATGGGTAAACGGGAATTTCAATGGATGTTTTAATATCCTTTTGATAAAGCGTGTCCCTATTTTTATAAAACATATAGTGAAATAGTTTACCATGAGCATCGGCCCATCGCAAATAGTGACCGCTAATGTTTGTTTCAGGGTAAAATGTGAGGGTTTGTTCGTGTGCTGAATCAGTCCAAAAATCAAAAGAAAATGCAACCGTACTTGTAAAAGGGATCATTTTTCCTGTAATACCCGATAAACCTCCACCAATTTGATTAAACAGGTTATAACTCTTATCACAATTAAATGCAAAAGGTAAGCCCGGCCAATACGGAAATTTAATACTTTCAATTTCTGCCTCGTCAAATTGGTACGCTCCCCATCTTAATGAAAAATGTTGATCCGTGATAGTTGTTTCGTCTGGTGCTGAAATTGTGATAAAGCAATCATTGTAAAATGGATCTGCGTATGGCTCTGAATAATCAATTTTAAAATCTGATCCCGAAAAATAACTTTCAAAGATTACCGATAAATCGAAATAGGCAACCGATGCAATACAATTTCTTTTAAGGGTTATCTCATTGCTTGTTAGTGTAATTTCCTTTGTTGAATTAGTTGTATCGGAGCACGTTACCTTAATGATATTTGGATTGAAAATATATCGGTATTCGGGTAAAAAAGCTACTATCATAATATTTGTGTGTTAACGATTATTTGACCTACTTTATCGGAAATGTTTTTTAAGAGTGCTTCTTCTTCATTTGAATAAATATCTTTTCGACCTCCTTGTTGGAATAGTAAAGAGCCTTTTTCACCTATATTTCTTACTACGTTTGAAGCAAACATAAATCTTTCTTTAACGTTTACAAATTCTAAAGGTAAGTATTTACTCCATGCAGCTATATTGCTTCTAACTGATAAATAACTTAGTGTTGATATTGAGGCTTTCATCTCTTGAGGACTTATCCCCGTTTCCATGTTGTGGAAATTTTCACGACCCCAAACAATTAAATCCTGATTTTGAGTATCAACCCGAATGCTTCGAACCGTTTCTCCGCTTCGATTTTTCTTTGCCTTAAGGATATTTGATACAACTTTTAGTTTGTAAATATTGCCCTCGAATGCTAAAACGTCCGTTACTTTTTGACCGATTAATTGAGGCATAAGCTGTAAGTACATGTAATATTAAAGACATATCCGTATTCATCACAATCTAAATTCTGCCAATTCGGGAAAGGCTTTTGAGTAAGAGTGCATTCAATACCTTTACTCCTTAATAGGTTGCGAAAATCCATAAATGAGAACATTATTTGTTCTAAATTTGCGTTAATATCCTCGGATGATACCTGTTTGAATCCTACATGAATAATGTAAAGACTCAAGTCCCGGGACACTCTTCTTTGTGGATCAAATAAAGGCTGTAATGGTTCATTAAAGGTTCGTAAAATGCAGGGATAGTCGGTAATATTTCGGTCTGTTAGAATATTTTTATCCTTTTGACCATAAGCAAAAACCCACGAAAAACCGCTTTTTCGGGCACAATCTTGAAATATCGTATCGAATGTTGTCATTTATTTTGCTTTTTACTGATTATTTCGTTGTACTTTCTTTGTCTGTTTGCTTCTTCAATATCAACACGGAAAACAAATCTGTAAATAGTCCATGAATAATTCCCTGCATCCTCCAATGAGCTTATCCCCTGCCTACGTGCAAAACTATCTTTCATTTTTGCAATTGAATCTTTATCAGGCTGTCCGTAACCGGCTGCTTTTTCATCTTTCGATAAATCCAATTTCATTTTACTAAACTCTTCTGCCTCTTGTTTGATTCGGGTTGATACCTCGTTTGCAAAATTATAGAAATCAATTAAGGGGGCATTAAATAGCCAACGTGCTGCCCATTTTTCAGAGTCTTTATGAATCCACTTTTTAAACCGGTTCAATTTTGAGTAAAAGAATATTTCTACAATAGCAGTCATTAACTCGTTAGGTTGTTTAATATCCCACAACCACCCTAAATTATTAAATGACATATCATAAAATTTGAGGGGTGTAATTCCTCTTATTTTATCCGGCATAGTAAATTTTGAACATTCTTTTAATATGTCGGTATTGGTAAGATTTAGGATCGGTGAAATCCTTGTCATTTCCTTGAGTTTGGTTTTACCTGTGATTATCATATGAAGTATTGTTTACTGAAGAAATCCCTCTTGTATTCCGTACCTTCAAAATAAATGCTGATAGGGTAAGTATCCGTTAAATTTAACTCGTCAATCTTTGACCTGATAATTAAATTCATTTCTACCATCTCATTCCACGCATCTGAATATTTTGATTGAGATAAAACAACCTGACTAACTTCTGTTTGTTTAACTGTTACCCCTGAAGCCGTTGCAGTGCTCTGATTATTGGGAAGTATCTTACAAAATACGTAGTTTGCAAGTGGTGAAATAAATGATGCAGTGTCCGTTAAATAACCAGTAACCTCCGCCGGTACAACTTCACTTCCAAATAAATTAATAAGAAATTCCTTTTGGTACCTGGCAATATTCCTGTTCAACTCCATTATTTCATTAGATGCAATTTGAGATGAGGGGGTGTCTTTAAATGGCGAAATATTTAAATAGGGTAGTTTAAGTTTTCCCCAAAAATATTGATAATCAATTATGTTGTCCATTGGAAAGTTAATATTAAAAAAGGGTTAGTCGATTTGACCAACCCTTTATAGTTAAGATTAAATTACTCTGATTACACTGTTGCAACACCAGTAGCCATTGCAGTTAATGCGTTGTTTACATTTGGAACATAAACAAATGCCTGTGCATCTACAGTTTGAACACGTAAATTTTCACGGGTATAAGCTAAAATAGTAGTCATGCCTGTTTTTTTATCGTCCTCGATTTGTGCAATTTCAATAACAAGGTCATCCCATACGTACAGAGTGGCAAGAGAGAAATCACCTGCTAAAAATGTATTTGCAGTAACTAAAGGATTTTCAACAGCTGAAACACCCGCCATTGTATTCATTCCTGTACCCATTGCGAACTGAGGAAAAACGTAAGCTCCTTGTGATGTTTTGGCAAATCGCAATTTGTCCGTATCAACGCGATTAACGATGCAATAATTAGGATTTGCGGCACCCATTTGACCATTTACAATCTGAGTAACAATTTTACCTGTCATGTCCACGATGTTTGGATTAGTTATGTTTCCGCCTCCCAATGTTACCAATGGCTGAGCATATGAAATAATACCTTTGATGTTATTTCCGGTTCCATCGCCGTTTAACAATTGGTCATTTTCTTTTAAACGCATATTACGTTCAACTAAACGCTGAATTTCGCCAAGTACGAAATCAACATCCTTCAAAGAGTCCATTCCAATTTTTAACCAATCAACAATACGTTTTCCGCTGATATTTTTTTCAACCCAAGTCAAGTTGGATGCTGTGCCTACTGAACGAGGATCTCCGGCGGTTGTGCTTGCGTTGTTAGTTACCGATAATTGTTCGTACCATTTTACTGATCCGTGAGTATTTCCGCCCAAATTTACAACCTGAAATAAGTTGCGTAAATAAGGAACTCCCCTGTGAATTTCACCTGGTAAACCTGCTATGCGATAAGCGTTCGTATCAGATGTTACACTTGCACCTGAAATCGCCTTTGTAGTGGTTTTAATTTCAATACGCCCGGCTCCACCTTCTTCAATCATTTTATCAATTGCTTCTTTGTTTTCGGTAAGCAACTGTTTCAGTGTTTTTTCGGGTGCGTTTCCGCCTTGTAATTTCAATGCTGCTAATGCTTCACCTTGTTTGATGATTGCTTTTTCAAGAGTTTCAAATGCTTTTGCATCGACACTGCCTTCAAGTTTCTTTTCCATGTCGGCTTTAAATTCTGCTAACGCCTTATTCATATCCTCTTTTGAGGAAAAATCCTTTAAGGATTCTTTGAACGCTTTTGTTTCTTCCGCCAATATGGCTTTCATTTCTTCTGGAGTCATGAGTTTTAGTTTTTAAATTTTTAATAATTGTTTTAATTCTTTTTTAAATTCGTCGGCAGTGAATATTTCGGCTGTCTTATCCTTATTTTGTGTGTCATCTGACGGCACAAATTCGTTTACTTGTAAAGTTGGGGTTGCACTGTTTGATCCAAGTACTACGGCTGAACCTTCTACTAATTTAGCTTCAGTAACCGCCCAAAAATACCCCTGTTCTGTTGCCTGTTCAACGTTTGCAACTTGCGTAATATATTTATCCCAATTATCTTTTTCGCCTGAATAATAAGCATCCATGGAGTTGATACAAAGAAATAATGAAACATATCGCATCCCTACTGAGTGTTGTTTAACATATCCTTTCAAATACTGTTCAAACATGAACTCGTTACGATCTTCACTAACTACCGAATCAAAAATTAAGGCTTCTGTTTTTCCGGTGAACGATTCGCCAAGTTCTGACCATAACATCGATTGAGCCGTTGCGATGACATCATCGCTTATTACATTTTCAAATTTCAAACAATGTTCCTGAATGTGATAAATTAACTTTTGTTCTTTTAAGGTTTTATTCCAAAGTCCTGGGATATGTACGTCACCGTGCGAGTCAAGTAAATTAGTAGTATTGATTACAATTTTAACTTTTAGTTTATCAAGTTCGGGTGCTTCAATTTCTGCAATTGCTTTATTAATTCCCGATTTTGTTATGCCTGAAGTTGATAAAGAACCATAAGAAAGAGCATCGGCGCATTTTAATGCTGCTTTTTTCTCTGCCATTAAAAGACTTTTATTGTCCTTTAAATATTTAAAAAGTTGATCCTTTGTTGCAAACTCTTTCATTTATTGATTATTTGATTTGAATCAATTTGTTTTTTCTTTTGTTCGACAATTTTTTTAATGTC